TCATGCTTTTGTTGGATTTAATTCATCTAGTTCAATGACTGCACATCTTAATTTTGGTTCAGGATATTTTGGAACAACGGCTGTGGCTTCAGCTAATGCAGACGCAAATGGACATGGTGCTATGGAATATGCAGTTCCATCAGGATTTTACACATTAAACACTAAAAACATAAAGGAGTTTGGATAATGGCATACATCAGTTTTCAACCTAACGATCATTTTAATACTAAATTATATTCAGGTACAGGTTCATCTAATGCTTTAACAGGTGTTGGTTTTCAGCCAGATTGGGTATGGATAAAGTGTAGAACAGATGGACAAAATCATGCTTTATATGATGCTGTAAGAGGTGTACAAAAAAAAATATCTTCAAGTTCTTCTGCGGCAGAAGCTACTGCCACAACTGAATTAAGTGCATTTGGGTCTGATGGTTTTACTGTTTTAACAGATGGTCAAGTTAATGCTTCAGGACAGACTTATGCTTCTTGGAATTGGAAGTTAGGAACAACATCAGGAATTACAACAAATGGTTCAACAACTATAACTCCCGTAGCATATTCATTTAATGCGACTACAGGAATGAGTGCTATTAAATGTACTGGTACAGGAGCTGCTGGATTATTTCCACATGGTTTAGGAGTTGCTCCAAAAATAGTTATAAGTAAAAGACTAAATGATACAAATAGTTGGTTTGTTCAAACTGATCTGATTAGTTCATGGACAGCAAGTAATTATCTAGTTTTAAATACTACTGCTGCTGTAGGAAGTAATACTGGAATTATTAATGCCACAGATGCAACTAATGTAAGTTTAGCTGGTGCTGATGATTGGGTAAATAAAAGTGGCGATAGTTATATTCATTATTGCTTTGCAGAGAAAAAAGGATTTAGCAAGTTTGGTACATATACAGGAAACGGAAATGTAAGTGGACCGATGATCTACACAGGATTTTCTCCTGCAGCAGTTTTTGCAAAAAAGCATAGTGGAACAGGTGATTGGATATTATGGGATAATAAAAGGGGTGGTTACAATGAAACTATAAAAAGAGTTTATCCTAATGATCCAGCAGTAGAAGAAAGCTCAGTAAATCAAGGAGTTGATTTTCTTTCTAATGGTTTTAAATTAAGAGGTACAAGTTCAAATGCTTGGAATAGTGGAAATGACAAATACATCTATTTAGCATTTGCAGCTGAACCTTTAGTAGCATCTAACGGCACTCCAGCTACAGCAAGATAAGCAGGATATTAACATAATATGAAATTTATGTTAATTTTAAACATCTGCTCATTTGTTCACCTTAATTGTTTACCTAAAATACATGATAATTTTGTGTTTAATTCTTGGTCAGAATGTGCTAATGCAGGTTATCTAAGAGCTATTCAAACTACCAATGAAATAGATATTGGTATAGTGAATAGAAATAAAGTTGTTGTTAATTTTGAGTGCGTAGAAATAGAAGAATCATAAAGAAAGGAAACACAATGTTAGAAATAATAAACAAAGTAGAACACTACTGGAGAGATCACAAAGCAGCTGTAATTTCTGTGGCTGTTATTATTGTTATATTAGCAATATTGTAAGGAAAATATTATGGATAAAATGTTCAAAATATTTTTTGCACAAGTACAATTAACTTGGGGAAAAATTAAAGATGTCTCTAAAGCAAAAATTAAAAAAATCATCTGCAACTGTAAGTGCCAAAAAACTGATTAGAGCTTACGCAGAGAAGAGTAATAGTTATCGTATCTCAACGCATGAGAAAGTTTGTGCTGAACGTATGAAAACTTTATTTAAAGCTATTGATGAAATGAGAGTAGATATAAAAAACTTACACTCTGATATGAATAAAGGTAAGGGTGTTATAAGTTTTCTTATTATCATAGGCGGTCTTATAGGAGCTATCATTAGCTTCTTTAAATGGAATGGCTAAACGCAGACAGACAGCTGCTGTTGGACTTTACAATGAACTTATTGCACAGGCGGAATTTGCCAAAGACCCAAACAAGATTGTTTTTGTCCCCGTTATGGGAAAAGGACCAATAGATATGGTCGTTTTAGATATAGACAAAGGCGAATATCAAGCATATGATGTCAAAAGTGCTAATTATAGAAAGACAGATTACACACCTAAAGATACCTATAAACGAAAAGCAGGAGCTTTAATTAACAGAGGTCTCACTCCCGAACAAAAGAAACTCAAAGTAAAGATATATTATAATAAATAATATGGACACCGGTGAAATTATAAACGAATATAAAGATCAGGTTAGAATACTTAAACAGCAAATCAATGAACTTGAAGATGCTGGAAAATCTAAGGATGCCGCAAATAAAAGATGTTTGCAAAAACTTGAATTTTCAACTAAAGATTTAGAAGATGCTTTAGCTAAGATAAAAGCATTAGAGGAGCAAATTAAAGAAAAACCAGTAGAGGAAGAGAAGGAAGATAAATCAAATGATACCATATAGATTATTATTTAACATAGGTTCTAAAGCTGCCGGAACTTTTATGCAAAGAAGAAGAGAAAAAAGCGAAAGAAAACACGCAATAGCTTTAAAAGAAATGGAAACAGGAAATGAAAGAGCTAAGAGAAATGGTTCTTTAATTTTAGATTTAGTATTAGGTGCATTTATTCTAGCACCTCTAGGTATTCTTGCTTATGCTACGTTCTGGGGAGATATAGCTATGTTAAAAAAGGTAGATTTTTATTTCGATCAATTAAAAACTATACCTGAAGTATATTTATATTTAATCTTTATAGTAGTAGGTGGTAACTACGGAATATCAGTTACTAATTTATTATCGGGAAAGAAGTTTAAATAACATGACATACTCTACACAACAGTATAGTAAAAAAACAAGTTTATTATCTCAACAAACAGGAAAGTATGGCAAGAGTAAAGTTCGATCTGCAAAAACCAAAGCACGAAAGAATAGCAAAAAGAACAAGTCTTAGTAAAAGAAAGAAACCTAAATTTAGTTCTATGAATAAAAATAAAAAAAGCTCTTGGAAAAAATATAGAGGTCAAGGCAAATGAAAGTAAATGAAAATTCTGTTGTTAGTTTACCTATTAGAAATCTTTTAGCTTTATGTGCTGCCGTAGCTATGGGTATTTTTGCTTATACAGAAATTACCGCTAGACTTACATCACTTGAAACTTCAAGAGAATTACATCAAGCTGACTTACTAAAAAAAAGTGAACAATTACCTACCGACCAAGAACAATTTATGTTATTAGAACACATCGCTGGACAAGTAGAAAATATACAAAAGGAAATGGAAACGATGAGAAATAATAACGTGAACATAACTTATGCTATGAAAGATATAGAAAAGATTAAAGAAAGTTTAGAAGCTGTAAAAGATAAAGTTAGAAAGAATGGTAATCATTAATGGAATTAGTAGTAGCACTTCTTATGTATCTTGGTAATCCTCCAGTTTTAAAGGAACATTTACTCATGCCAAATATATCAGAATGTTTGAAGAGAAAAAGAATTGCGATTAGAAGTTCAAACAACGCAGTATATCAATGTATGAAAGTTAATGCTGTTGTTAAAGATGGTAAGATTATAAGCATATCAAAAGCAGATTAATGTATTCTATTATTTGGCTTCAAGATAATTGTTGGCAAATATTTACAAATGAAATTTGGGAGACGGAAAAAGAAGCATTAGATTATGCTAAAAGAAACAAGTTTAATAAGAAGATTCAATGGAAAGTCGTTCTATATAATAGAAAATACTTTATTTAATTTGTGATTGTTGCCACTCTTTATATTGTCTAAGATACTCATCAAAGCAACTATGTTCATTAGCTCTATGTCTTTCACAGAAATGTTTTTTTTCTGCATTAATAATCCAACCACCTTCATCAGACATCATAGGCTTATCGCACATTAAACAAGTTCCACATTGAATAGATAAATTTCTTTTTGATTTAACCCAAGTTTTTTTTCTTACCATTTATATCCAGTTAATGATTTTGAATGTTAAATAAAGAACTATAAAAACAAACATAGCCATCATATGTATATCAAAGGGGTGATTCTTCACATCTCTAGCTGTTCTTTTAATTCCTTAAATTCTTGGTGTATTGTTTTTTCTGATGACCAAAATCTATTTCCCATATATTTTAATCTACGATGATGAATAACAGTTGAGTGATCTATTTTTAATAATCTTCCTAACTCTGATAAAGAGATACCATACACTTCTAAAAAAAGATTAATCATAATACTTCTTGCTCTTACTAAATATTCAAATCTTCTTGTGCCAAGCAAATCATGTGGGGTAACTTCATATCTGATACAAATTTTATTAACAACAGCATCAAAAGTATTACGACCCACAGATTTTCTTTCATTAGGTATTTTATTTTTTTTATCCTCTTCTATCTTTTCTTGTTTCATTTTTAATCTAAATAATTGACCCTCTATCTTTGCTCTGTTTTGTTGTAATGACATACGATAACCATTTTTAAATCCGGTTTTGTATAACATGAGTTCTCTTCCTGTTAGTTCTTGATACATAGGAGCTTTCATTGCTTGTTTTAATTGTGTGATTGTTTTCATTTGCGTAGTATACCCTTCTGTTGTTTGCACAACCGTTTGTTGTTTTACTTGTTATGTCTTTAATGAGACTATTAAGCTCTCATTAATTGCTCTTGTGTGTCTACCACTTTTCTACCAAGCCTAATACTATCTCTATGATATTTTTCGGCTTTCATTTGAGCTTCAAGATACTTCTTGTGTTTTTTCTCTTGAAGGTCTCTTAGCTTCTGTAGACGCATCCTGATTTCCATCAGCATCCTCCTTCACTTTTGTAAAGTCCCATTTTATATCTGTTACCTTTACTTCTACTAACTCTCCCTCATTTGAGGGGTCGGCAGCTTTCTCAACGGAATCAAATTTTTCTATATATTTAAAACTTGCACTTCCGTGTTTCGTTCTTATAACCTTTTTGGCAGATTTGTCAATCATTGTAATCCCTTTCCAGTATAAATTGTAGATTTTGTATAGCTTTTAGTATATCCTCTTTGCCGTTTTTAAATGAATGTCTTGAAACATATTTAATTACACAACCCTCAGCAAACTGCATACGATTCGCTTGTATATATTCAATAGGTTGGATTTTAAAATTATCTTTATAATGTGATCCACCAATTTGATTCTTAATACTTTTCATAATTTAAAGGGGTCTCTGTGGGGAGGAAAACAACTAATGAAAAAGTCAAGGGTGATGACTAAAACTCCCCACAAAGATGTCAAAATTATTTAAAATCCTGACTGTTTATTACTACCATAAGCAACATTTTTAGCAAATGTCTTTTGTGGTGTAAAAGATTGCTGTCCACCACTACTTGTGGCAGAACTTGGAGTATTTGGTGATAACTTAATAGTTATACCGCCAGTAGGATTACCATTTTCATCTTTAGTATTCCAACCTGCTTGATTATACCAAGCATTTCCAACCTTTACTCCGATTGTCCAGTTCTTTCCTTTCGCTTGTGCTTCTACGTTAGGAGGAGCTACCCAATCAGGGTGCTTATCTTCTGTTTTTTTTGCGTTGGGTATTACATTTACCCATATAGCTTCATTGCTCATTTTTTCCTTTTGTTATCTGCAACTTTATTGTTGCACGTTATTTAATTCCAACTCTTTAGCATCAGCAACTTTCTTTAATTGCTTGTATGCTTTAGAATTGTTTTTCATAAGATATTGGATTTCAGCTTTATACTTATCTGCTAAACTATAAAACTGCTTAGAGTTTTTAGCTAAACGGATATATCCTTTTATCTCTTCGGCATCCACATTATCATCAAGATAAACTGGACCTGTTTCTTTGGATTGCTCCTTAGAAATTTTATTAAACGATTTGGCTTGATAACCATCTTCATCTTTTATACCTGTCTTTAAGTTTAATAGATTTAAGAAAGCATACTTTCTTGAATAAGACATGGCATTACCTGTACCAAACTTATCCATTGCTCCCATTGCTGAACATCCATCAACTATGATAAAGCTCTTAGGGTCATCAATGTCATGTACCTTCATAGTACATATCACCATAACTGCATCTCTCGCATCCATAACTTCGGTGAGATAATTGCAAGTTACATACAAACCATTATCAAGTAAGGCTTGTGTTGCCACTTCTTGAACCGCATCATGTAATAAGGGATTAAAGTGCATCCCTTTTACTTTATCGGCTTTCTTTACACCACCTGCTGTTAAACAAGCTGAGTGTAATTTTTGATATATGTTTTTCTTCATATTTTCCTTTTGTTGTTATTATTAGAAGGGTAATAGACCCCAAACTTTTTGTGCATAAATAAAAGTGTATGTTGCAACAACTTTTGTTTTATATACTAGCCAAGACATAGTTCCTTTCTGTTAGTTGTTATTCTTAATTCCCCAAAGTTTACTAATTAATTGTGTCTGTTCTGTGGCTAAATCTTTATAATAATAATAATGATTCATATCCGGTGGTTCGCACATCAATGCAAGTTCAGATAGATTACCTTTACAGAACATAATCATTCGTTCCCACAATAAAATCTTTTCAACCATTTTATAGTATAGAAACTCTAGGTGTTCTTTACGCATTAACTCATGCTTATCATCAAATATAATATGCTCTTTATCATTCGTATAAATTAAGAATGGTGTCTTTTTAGAACACATATAATAAAACGCAGTTTGAGTTAAATTTTCTATTGTTGGTTCAGTTGGTAGTGCTTGACTACTCATTGAGTATTCTTCTTTAAACTTTACTTTTCTTAAATTAGGTGGCTTCGTTTTTAATTCAATCATCACATCGTCAGTTTCATAATCTATCTTACCTAGAATATCTTTAATCATAGTCATTTCTTTTTTCCTTACATGACGTTCACATTCTAATTTCTTTTTACCTACAATATCTTGAACAACTTTTTTAGTAACTCCAATACAATCGTGAGCAAAGTCAATCATCTTTTCTCTGCCGTACTTATCCTTCTCATCTACGGGTTCTTTTTTATTTAGCTCTGAAAGTTCTTTTTCAAATGAAACTTTATAATCTCTATCCCATTCTGTAAGAGCTTGTTTTTCTCTTTTCCAAATTATATCACCTAGTAATCTTTGAGTGGTGTTATTAACTAAATTTCCAAAGTTAGCTTTATATCTAAATGGAAATGTTCGTCTGATGTTTTTTGGAAAAGTATAGTTAATTAGATTTTTAGCAAATGGAGTTGAGGTAGAAGAATAAGACCAATGGTCTAAACCATCCCCGCCATTAAATATGGAAAATGCTTTTGTTATATCTTTTCTTTGCATAGTTGTTTCAAGGTGTTTATACAGAGTGTTTTCCACTATGTCTATATAAATATTGACTTGTGGATAAATATACCTTATTGGTTATATTTTAACAAATCAAAAAGGAAACAACAAATGACACTAAAAGAATGGATGAAGAAGAATCAGTTAAGTTGTAGTGAGACCGCCAAGAAAGTTGGTATTCATAATATTAACCCCAGCACAAATATTTATAGGTACAAAGAAGGACAAAGGATTCCTAGAAAGTCAGAGATGAAGAAAATATATTTAGGCACAAATAAAGAAGTTCAACCTAATGATTTTTATGACTTCATCTAAAACTAAATTTAAATATAAACAGGTTAAGATTACTTGGTGGGATATTTGTTCTTCAACAGAAAGTTGGATTGATGAATCAGATATACTTAACCATGATGTATCGATCTGTGAAGATGTGGGTTATATTTATAAAAAAACTAAAGATAAACTATGGCTATTTACTTCATACGCAGAAGATGAAGAGGGTTTAGAGGTAGGTGGATTAACTTGTTTTCCAATAAAGGTTATAAAAAAAATAGAGGTACTTAAATGACAGATACAGATATGTTTCAAGATTATCAAGGCAAGATTAAACTATTAAAAAAGAAATTAAGAATGTCTAAGAATATTTCAAATGATTTAGAGGTTATTATTGAATCTCAAAAGAAAGAGATAGATACTTTAAAGCAGATCATTTCAATACAGGAATTACAAATGGACACCCCACCTAAAACTAGAACAGATAAGGTATATCAATTAAAATCTATATTAAAAAATTGTAATGTTTTTGCAAGAGTAAGTCCTGAACACAAACTACGGATTGTGACTGCACTACACAAAAAAGGTAACGTTGTTGCTATGACAGGAGACGGAGTAAATGATGCGCCAGCATTAAAAGCTGCAGATATTGGAATAGCAATGGGAATTAAAGGAACTGATGTAGCTAAAGACTCCTCCGATATGATATTAATGAACGATAATTTTTCTTCAATTGTAGATGCTGTTGAAGAAGGCAGAGGAATTTTTGATAATATTAAAAATTTTATAAGATATTTAATTTCTTCAAATATTGGAGAAATATTTGCT